TAAAACGGCAAATCGTCGCTTGCGTCGGCCGTTTCGACGGCTTCCGGCTTCACGTATGGATCGGATAATTTAATTGAAAAAAACTTTCCTTTTGCGCCCTCTTTAACCCACGCCGCAATTTGCTGATTCGTGCCGTCTTGAAGTTTAATCGAGCCGGAATAATCCGGTTGATTTTCGCTTGTTTTGTTGGTGTTTTTGAATAAACTTCCGTTTCCGTTTTTGTGTTCGTAACTCATTGTTTTTGTTTTTAAATATTAAACTTTTCGATTATTTGTTCGCGGTATTCTTTTTTCATTTTAAAGCCGGACAATACCTTTTCCGCTTGTTCTTTTGTAGCTTTTAACGTTGCATTGAATTGCGCGTCTGTTAGCCATTTTTTATTGTCGTTTTCCTGGTTTTTAACGGCGTTTTGAACTTCGTTTGCTGATGCAATAGACGTGTCAATTCCAATGCCTAAATAACCCAATGCGCGTCCCAATGCCGACGTGAAACCATTTTCAACGAATGACGTTTTGTTTATATAAGACGAATCGCGGTATTCTTGCGAATGTGCCGACGCCATTTCAACGCCTTTTGTATCGCAAATCGTAACTTTAAAAATACCCTCCTTTTCGTCAATGTGAACCAATTGTTCGCATATTTGCCAACCTTTGAATGTTGGTTCGGTTCTAAAATGTTTTAACCGTTCATTAACGGTTATGTACTCTTTTCCTTTGATGTTAATTGTTTTCATTGTATTGTTTTTTAGATATTTAAGTTTTCAGAAATACCGGTCAAATCAAATTCGGCTTTCTTTAAAATTATAACCTCGCCAATAGTAAATGATTCCGGATTTTGTAGTCGTGATTTTAACGTTGGCATTGTGCAATTAAGTAATTCGCAAACGTCGTATCGTTTTAGATTTAGGCGCTTCATTTCGCCTTTGAAATGTGATTCAAACATTGTTTTCTTTTTTAGATTGAACCACAAAAATAAAAAATTATTTTCAAATAAAAAATATATTTACAAAAAAACCGCCGCAATTCAAAAGAAAATACGACGGCCGACAAACAAAAACAATGTCGTTTTTTAGTTTATAATGAAGTCAATGTCCACGTCGTCGTCGTCATTGGGCAAATGTGATTTTAATTTAAAAGACGCGTTTTTAACGTCGTATTTAAGGCCGTCAATAATTGTTGATTGTGCGTCTGTTTCGAAACCGGTCCAATAAAACCAAACTTTGTTGTGCATTGATAGCGGTTGAACTTTTAAATTTCTAAATGTACCCTCGTAACGTGTTGAAAATTCGCGGAAATCGTTTGCAATATTTTGGTTAATAATGTCCGTTAAACCACGCCATAAATTTGTACCATTCCAAACGCCGTAATTTTCGCGCGTTCTATAAAACGCCGGAAATAAAACCGGAAATGCTTTTCTTTCTTTTATTGTTGTTTTTATACCGGCGTTTATTAATTTGGACGTGAAATTTTGATCCGCCGTTTGTGGTTCTGCCTTTTTTTGTTCGATTTCTACATTATCAAAAAACGTTGTGTCATAATCTGACGCCGAACAAACCGTATTGTAAATTCTTAATGTAATCGACCGCGACGTACTTGTTCCAATGTTTAAACCGTCATTGCTTAATGTTGTGGAATAATTTATAAAAACATTTGCCGAACTTATATCGATTTCATTTACATAAGCGGTTCCACTTTGAAATGTTTTTTCCTCTGTATTCCAGGATTTTAAACCGTCCGCGTCGCTTGTTGTAATTGAAAATTGTAATGTTGATGCGACGCCGCTTCCGGTTGATGATAAAAATTTAATGTAATATTTTAATTTAATTGTAAAATCATCATATTGTACCTTTTGAGGATTGAAAACCGGCGTTGTATATTCAAAACACGCCGTTTGTCCGGTTGTTGGTGCAAATGATGTCAATTTCATTGAACGGCGCCCACGAAATGCGATTTCGTCGGTTGCAATTTCTGCATAATCATTTGAACCATTGTTAAAAATTGTAAAATCATAGGAACCATATTCAAAACCGGAATTATAAAATGACGTTTTTGTTTTAACATATTCGCCAATCGTTACAACTTCGGAAACCGGTTGCAAATATTCGCGCGCCAAATCATTGTTTGTTGCTTTTAATTGGTTGTTATTGTCATATAAAACCGGCAAACGTTTTGTCCCTAAACTTGTACCGTCTTTGTCGTATGTTCTAAAATCAATAAATTCTTTTTTGGTTGCATTTAATTTTGATGTAATACGATTTCGAATACTCGTTGGAACGATGCCCGTCGATTGAACTTCATTGTAAATTTCGTCTTTGACGTAATAATCAAATATATTTGACGCTTCGACAATATACCATTTATTATAACTTTGGAAAATTCGACAATTCGCATAAATCAATATTTTTTCCAACATTTCTTTTGCGGTATATAAACCGAAATCGCCCTTCATTTCTGAATAACCAAAAATAAATATTAAAAAATCCTCCAAATCATATTCCGTACCAATAAGATTGAATTTTGTATCGGTTGCAAAATAAATATCTAAATCCAAATCGAGATTGTCCAATATATCAATAATACGGTCTTTTGTTGAAATATATATTGGCGCACTATTATTATTGTAAGCAATTGGCGCGTCAAAATTGTTTAATGTACCTAAACCGTCAAATGCATTGATTGTAATACCAAACGGCGGTGTTGTTAATTTTTCTTTGTAGCGGTCCACAACTAAAAAGCCGGACCAATACGCACCCCAACGATAAAAATTGTCATCGGTTATGGCGTCCGCCACGCACGACAACGATTCAACCTCGCCGCCGTCTTCAATAACGCGGTTTTGATAATACGTTGAAATAGTTTCGAAATTATTTAAAACGTTGTCCACGCACTCGAAAGATTCGCACGTTCCGCCGTCGGCTTCGACGCGATCCAAATATATTTCGCCTTGACTTTTTGCGTACGAAACAACAACTTTAAATTCGCGTTCGTCGAACTTATAAAAATCGTCATACGTTACGGAATCCGTAACCAATAAAGACAACGTACATTTTGAACCTATAATCGGTTTATAAAAATCGTCCGACGATTGCCACGAAATTTGAACCGGATTTGCGCCGGCTATCATTGGCAAAACGTCGCCGGTATAATCTTTTTTTAGAATTTCAACTTTTTTTCCGTTTCCTAAAACGTCCGAAAAAATTAATCGGTATTTAACGCCGTACGCCATAATTTAGTTTTAATATATTCGACCGGCCGTTTCATTGGCGCGTTCTATTGCAATGAGTAAATCTTGTCCGTCAACGCGAACGGAACCGGTCACGTTTACGTTTGCAGCGCCACCGGCGCCCCCAATCATTCCTTGTAATTTATTTAACGGCGCGATGACTTCCGGATTTGACCGCGCGCCTGGATATTCCCCAACCAACCCCATTGTTGGACCGCTGACAATTCCACCGTCAGCAAACTTTGCGAATGAACTCGATATTAAGGCGGTTGCGCCGGCTATTAATGCCGGTAACACAAAGGCCGCAGCCGGTCCAAAACTTTTTGCAGTCATTGACGCACCGGCGACACCCTCTGACATTGCCACCTTTAAATTGTGACCTACAATTTTTAATGCGTCTTTTGCTAATGTCCCAACAAATGCGCCGGTTGCCGATTGCGCACCGCCAAACATATTTGTAATAGCGTTCCCAATTGCGCCAAATGATGCGTCAACTTGTTGTCCGATTTTTTGCATTAATTCATTTGCCGTTTGCATTGACATCATAAAGCCCATAAAACGAACTTTCTTTTCCTCATAAACGGCCGCTTCGGCTTCGGCTTGAGCCGCATCAAATGCCGCTTGTTGTTCGGCGGTTAAAAGATTATGTTCGGCCGCTAAACGTCGTAATTCGTCAAATTTTGCGCGTATGCGTTCAATTTCCAACGCGTCTTGTTGTTCGTCACTTGCGTTTGTTGCGTCTGCAATTTGTTGTTTTAAATCCAACAATTTTTGTTGTTGGTTGCGTTCCTCGTTTAATTTATCTTCTTCAATTTGTTTTTTACGTTCTTTTTCCGCGTCGTCAATTTCTTTTACTTTTGCCGCTTTTGCAATAATTAACGCCAATCTTTGTTGTGACGATGTGTTTTCGTCTTTGATTAACGCGTCATAATGTGCAATTGCGTCGGCGCGTCTTTTCCTGTACGCTTCGCGGTCATTCGTGACTAATGCCGAATTAATATCGTTTTGTAATTGTTTTAATTTGTCCGCAGCCGCTTGCGCGTCTTCCGGATTTACAATTGGCGTAATATCAACCGTTATTGGTTCTGTACCAATACCGGCGTCCGTTGTTGCGGTTTCAACTTCTTTTGATTCCAATTCCGCTTGTTGTTCTAATACGCCTTTGCGTTCTTTTAAAAGTTTTATTTCGTTTTTTAAACGTTCATTCATTGACTTTTGCGCACTTAATGAATAACGGCGTTTTCCCTCCAATGTATCTAAATACGCCAATTCCTCTTCCGCAGCTTTTAAACGGTCGTCAATTCCTTTGGAATCCATTTCCGCAACTGATGCGGCCGTAGCTTCTTTTTGTGCTTTTGTATATTTATTTAACGCTAAAACAACCGCAGCAATCGCCGCAGCAACGGCCAAAATTGGATTTGCAATCATTGCCGTTGTTAATAATCTGAAACCGGTTGCCGCAATTCCTAAAATTGGACCTAACGCCGAAATTCCGGTCATTAATTTTCCGAATATTATAAGCAATGGACCGGCCGCCGCTAAAATACCGGTTAATGTTAAAATGATGTTTTGCGTTTGTGGAGATAAATTTTTAAATGAATCCGATAAACCTTTAATAAAATTTGACAATTTTGTAACCGCATTAACAACCGCCGGCAAAACAATTTGTCCGATTTCCATTAACGCGTTTTTCATTGTCGCCATACCTTGAGCAAATTTGAATGACGCGGATTGTGACGTTTTTTGAAACGCTTCGTCGGTTGCACCGGTTGCCCTTGTCATTTCGTCAAATAATGCAATGTTATCATTCATTGACGCGCCGGTTAAATCTAAAACCCCTTTCCAGGCCCTAACATTCGGCGCAATGTCTGTAAATTCTTGACCGGTTGCGTCCAAACCTTGTTTTAACATTGCCAACGTCCCCATTAAACCCTTTTCGGCTAATGTTTCTTTTAATGAATCGGACGTGAACCCCATTTTATTGAATGCGGCTTCGGCGTCTGCCGTCGGCTTTGCAATTGTTGTCAAAATGGCGTTTAATTGTGTTGCACCATTTGCGGCGTTTGTTCCGGTTTTTGACATTGCAGCCAATGCCGCGCCGACTTGATCAAAGCCAACGCCCATATTGGACGCAATAGGAATAACGCCACCCATTGCACCGGCTAATTCTGACGCTTCTAATTTACCTAAACGAACCGCCGACGTCAAAACATCGGTTGCAGCCGTTGCACTTAAATTTTCGGCGCCGTATGCGTTCATTGCTGAAGTTGCCAAATCCGCAATTGTTTTTGTTTCACCTAAACCAACCGCCGCCGCTTTTAAAGACGCGTTTAAAACGTCCGTAGCTTGCGAACCTCGTAAACCGGCCGACGTAATAAAAAACAACGCTTCTCCGGCTTCGTTTGCACTTCGTCCGGTTTCGGTTGCCATTCTCTTTGCGGCTTCTCCCATTTTTGCAACTTCGTCCGCAGCAACGCCAACCAACGATTCAATTTGCGTCATTGACTTATCAAAATCCAATGCCAATTTTGTCGCGGCCGCACCGGCTGCAACTAATGGCAAAGTTAATTGTGTAGACATTGAACGCCCAACGCTTTGCATTTTTTTTCCGAACGCATTCATTTGTGAATTTGCGGAACTTAAAGCGTTTTTTAATTTCGACGAATCGCCGGTAATATTAATTTTTAAATTTGATTCGGCCATAAAGAATATTTTAAACAAAAATACAAAAAAAAAGACGCTTTTATTTTAGGTAAAAATCACGTTAAAATATACATAATTATAAAACATTATGTCAAATTAAAATTTAAAAAATTCTTTTAATTTATACGAAGGTAAATTTTGATTGTTGGACTTTCTCGAATTTTTGGTATAACGATACCATAAAGGGGTAAAAAGCGCTTAAAACGGCTAAAAATAGGCTTAAATTAAATGTTTGTTTTTTGTGGTTTTGGTGTTTTTTTAGCGTTATTTTAGCGTCGTTTTCTTTGTCATAGATTCGGCTTTTAACTTAAACGCTTCCATTTGTTCACGCGTTGATTTTGGTTTGTCGCGTTCTTTTTTGCGTTTTTTATCAACCGGCAATTCAAACAATTTTTCCGGTTTTATCATTTGCGATTTCTTTTGACAATTAACGTTGTGAATCATTGTCGCCAAATAACGCGTTTGTTCCCAATTCAAATTTATATTATTGTGATAATGTTCCGCCAACAACGCATTTTCACGCCACGTTTGCCGCCAAAAATCGTTTGGGTGTACGCCTATTAAACCAATATAATAATCGGTTAAACTTTGGAATGTTATTTCTTTGACGGCTTCGGCTTTCCCACCGGTTTTGCTTCGGCGTTTAAACTATTGCCTAAAATTTTGGATTCCAACATTGTTTCAACAATGGCGTTAATTTTTTCCGGTTCTAAATCGTCGAGCCACGTTCCAACTGAAAAAATATTGTAGTCAATTTCGTTGCCTTGTTCCTGGTCGTTTGCTAAAATACCGGCGTAAACCAACGCGCGTAAACCTTTGATTGAAATTCCTTTTGTGAATACGTCCCCAATTTCGTGCAATGGAACGCCTAATTGTTCCGTAAATTCGGACCAAAAATTCATTGAAAAGTGAAGTGTTCGTTTTTTGCCACCGACATTGATGTCGATGTAACCTTTGTGTTTGTTTGCCATTTTATTTGTTGTTTGTCGTTAATAAAAAAAGCCACCGCCAAAAAATGACGGCGGCCAAAATAATAAACTTTTAAATCTTTTTAGTTTGTTGATTTAGTGATTGCACCGGTGATTGTGATCGAACCGCTATATGTTACGGCCGCTTCCATTTCTGCCGACATTTCAACACTTGACAAAAACCCTTCCGCAGTATAAACCGCGTCGCCGGTTTCGGCCGTTCCAAATACACACGTTAATTGAGTACGCGCCAATAAATAATCGGCCATTTCAATTGCGTTTGCGGTGTCATCATAGGCAACTAAACCCTCGAATGATATTTCGCCACCTTTTACGCCGCCAATATATTCGGAAAATCCGTTTGAATCTTTTGTTGTTGCTTCCGGTGTGTCCATTGACAAAGACATTGAACAACTTGTTGTGTGTCCAACTGTTGTCCCCTCAACCGTTAAAATTAAATTTGTTCCGTTAAAAACTCCCGTTGTAGCCATATTTTTATGTTTTAAAGTTTATTAAATTTTTTGTAAATATACGAATTATTTATTTTATTCTTTCGTGATATAATTAACGCCGGCGAACTGATGAACGCCCTCGTCTTGTATTGTTATTTCGTACGCGGACCAATCCGCAATTGCTGAATCGTTTTCATTACGCCAAAAAACATCTACGCAAAATTTATCGTATAAAACCGGCGGTGTGATTTCATTTCCGTCGTCGTCATATTCGCCGTCCGTTACAATAAAGTTTCCAATTTTAACAATATGGTTTTCGTGTGTTGGATATTCGTTTCCGTCGTCGTCTGTCGCAACGCCTAAATTATAAATCAATTTATCAACTATTGATTCATTTTCAAATTCGTATTTTTTAACTATATGCGCCATTTTAAATTGTTGTTAGTGTTTCCAATTCCGATTGCGTCATTGTTTTATCATAAACGCGAAAATCGTATAATTTACACGCCGGACGTGTATTTGACGCGCCAAAATCATTAACAATTGAAATTCCGTCAACAACATCAAAATTTCCGGCGCTTGAAGTTCCAGTTTTCATTTGTGAACCATTGACATAAATTTCATAATTATTTCCGTATAATCTCAAAGCAACTTTATTTCGTTGAAAAAATTCAATGTCACGTTCCCCGAATGCAATTAAATAATTTTGCGTTCCGCCGTTTGCCGACGCGCGCATTCTCATATAGTAAATGTTTGAATCAACATAACTAATTAAATCAATATATTGCGTGAAGGCGCTATTTCTAATCATAAACGCTTGTTTAAAACTTGAATCGTAAGAATACGCTTCAAAATCAAAATAAAATGTTGCGTCCGTTCCTAACGTGTATGATGTTGTGCATTCTAAATTATCAAAATTTCGTGTCTGCGTTCCTAATGTTGTAGGAATGTAAGATGTTGCGCCAACATATTCTTCAATTTGAAAACCCCAACAATATATTGAATCTCCAACCGTTCCGGTGTACCAATTCACGCCGTCCGACAAACAAACTTTATGGACATTATTTGTTGCGCCGGAAGTTATTTGCATTGGTAAAGAAATTCTATACCAACCATTTCCATAATTTTCAATTTTTGCCAAACCTAAACTTGACGGGTGTTGATAATGAATTGAACCGTCGTCCAAATCAAAAATTGCCACATTTGTACTATCGGAAAAATGAGCTATTGCAACATATCTTCCGGTATTTTTTTTAACAAAAACGCTTGTTGTGTATTTTTTATCTATTCCAGGTAATGAAATCGATTCGTCAAATCGCGGTTGTGATGTTGATGTCGCCGTCATTAATTTAACATCGTCAACGGTTCCGTCCGGTGCAATAATGTTTGTCGTATCTGTAAACGTGATATTTACTGTTGACAAACCATTCCAACCGGTTGAATCGTAATATAAATTTGTTCGGTTGCCTTCCAAAAGTAAAGACGGACAACCACCCCCCAAATGGTCAACGCGCGGTGTGTCTGCTGACATTGTTTCAATCAAACCGCCGGGATTTACTCTTGACGCCGTTGTTGCTATATCAATTTGAAAATCTTGTTCGCCGTCTGTTGGAAAAACTGAATATAATTTTCCGTTTGGTGTGGCCGTTTTATAACCGGACGGAATGAGTAGAATTTTTGCGTCGTCTGCTAATGACATATAAATTTGTTTTTAGCAAAAATACAAAATTTAAAAAAGATATTTAACGGCCTTGACCGCGATATTTTTTTTTGTAGTTTTTAGACGTTTTAATTGACGAACTTTTGCTTTTTGAATGTACGCCTTTGCGACGCTTTTTTTGTTTCTTATATGTGCTTAAAACGATTTTATTGCGCGCCATAATTATTTGTTTTTGCGAACGGCTGAACCATAAAAATAACCGAAAATTGATAAAACAATCCCCTCACAAATTCCAATTAAATGTATCCAAACTTCTTTGTTTGATTCCGGAATTTGCAAATAAACAATGGCGTAAATAATAAAAGCAAATGCAGCCAAACCAATAATTCCGGTTAAATTAAACATTAAATCAAAACCGCCGGTTTTAGCCTTTTCAACTTCACGTTTACGCGCTGAATCGCGGTCCGCAACTTCTAATTTGTAAAATTCAATCAATTCGTCGTGTAATTCCTTTTTTTGTTCCGGTGTTAATTCCGGTTCATTGTCTATTAGATTTTTAACAACGCCCAAAACGCCTTTGTCCGGCAATACGTCGCCAACAAATCCCGGAATTTTTTTCAATAAAAATTGTCCAACTTTCGTGTCCTTAAATTTTTTCTTTGGCATAATATTATTTTTTGGTATAATCCCAACGCGCCTTATAATCGCGAATGTCTAAATGTGTGAATGTATTGTATTTTCCAATTCCGCCAAAATTTATTTGGCCTAATTCTACCATTTCGCAAACTAATTCGTGAACCTCGTTTGGCGTCATTCCGTTAATTACAATGTCGGCCGCTTTTCCTAATTTATGTTGCGAATGTTTGGCGCCTTTGACAACATTATCGTTATAATTGGCGCATCTATACGCTGAATTTATTTTAATTGGTTTTCCTACTTTGTCACGCAAAATTTGCAATTGGTCCGCCAATTTAATTAAATTATTTTTTACATCGGCACTAATTTTACAATCGCCACAATTGCATTGAAATTCGGAAATCGAAAAATTTTTAGTCATTTTTATTTTTATTCAAATAATACCAACGTTGCGCAGTGTAACCTATTGAAACCGCTAAAAGCAATATTTTTAAAACTTCGTCAATTGCAGTAAACGAAATCAAAAACGAAAACGTGTTTAATATATATAATTTCAAATCATTCATTTTTAAAAACTTAAAACGGTTATAACAAAATCCTCAACAATAGCCGTTGCGCCGCTTTTATCAACTTTAACTTGAATTTTGCAACCGCCGGTTAATTCGCTTGTTCGTGTGAATATTTGCGTTGTTCTTGAATATC